CCAGTTGGCAATTTTCGACCAGCACCGTTAAGCAGAATTGGTTGGCTGGGGCTCAGCCCTGATCCCATGTCCACTGGCTGCCTCTCACCGGCTGCCGTTTTTTCCCTCATGCCCTTATCGACGATCATCTTTTCCCACCCATCAGCCCGATAGGCCCATTCCATGGTCCATCGCCAATAGGCAAGGTTGTTTTCGTAGACAGGTACCGCGGACAGCTTGTTCAGCTTCCATTTACCTGCGGTGCCGGTGTAAGGTCCGACCGTAATGGTGTTGGCGTTGGTCTTGTTCTGCGCGCCCAGCCACGCCAGCGACGGGGCTGAAACATCATTCAGCCCGACCGTGACGATAATCTCTACTTTTGGCAATTCAATTGGCGGAAGAAAAGGGTCTCCTGCCGAGTTTAAAATGTCATCTCCATAGGCGTCGAACTCGGATGCCTCCATGTAGGTGTTCTGGACGATGTTGTAATCCCGCGGGCGCGCTGTTGGCACCGCGGATCGACTGGCAGGACTGGCGCCCTTTTGCTGCGAATCGATGGCGGGGTTGCCGGTGGCAGGGCTCGCGCTGCCATCCATGGCGTAGGAATATTCGTATGTAATCCGCCATAAGGTCGGGTCGCCCTGATCCTGCACCGGGCCATTGATCGCCGTGCAAAAGGCATAAGGATCTTCCGGATGAGATGAATACAGCGTCGGCAAACTTGGGTGAGATCCGACGAAATAGGGGCCATCGGTGGCGCTGGTGGTCCAAACTAGAAAAACCCGGGTGTAACGCCGGGAAAACATGCGATCAGCACCCGCTTGGCGCCCCTCATGGACTTCAGTGATGCCGGCGTATGCCACGGTTGCCTCCTAGCCGACGAACGCGGCCACGCCGGGCCGGTTGTTCTTGATCGCATTGATCATGTCCTGCTGGTTGCGCAGGTCCAATTGCTTGAGGCGGTTGGCCTCTTCCAGCGCGGCCTTCATCGCCTCTTGCACATTGACCGCGGGCTCCATGCCAAACCTATTCCGCAAAGAATCTTCAACCGCGGCAGCGGTGCCCACATCCGACCTTGGCGCCTTCCATTGTTCCGAATTGGGCTGAATCGCCTTGAGGAAATTGGCACCAGCCGCCGCTAGGCGCTGATTGACGGCATCTTGCGCCGCGGTGAGTTTGTCGCCCTTGAGGCCGGCCAATTTGGCCTCAGCCATGACATTTTCCGCGACCTTAAGTTCGTTCTCAAACACCTGAAGCGGTGTGACGCCCGACTTTACCGACTGGATGAACATGTCAACAGACTTGGCCGCCTCTTCCATCTTGGCCGGAAGGTCGTTTGCCTTGCGGTTTTTCCGCATGTTGGCAATGCGATCTTGAAATTCAATATTGTTCCTAAGGTCGTTGAAGAAATCTGTGACTTTTCCGCGTTCACCAACCCGAACCGCTTCCAGCTCCCCCGGGTTAAACCTGTTGTTGAATTTCCGATCATTCTCCCTGATCAGCCGATCCGTTTTTCCGGTCAACGCTCCGGTGTACCCCTCGCGCAATGCGATCCTAATATTGGAAAAAACATGCTCTAGATAGGACATGGCGTCTTCAATCGCAAATTTAAAATCAAGCGCCCCTTTGGCGATCGTCTCGGCGATGTTCACCGAGATGTCGCGAACGGTGCGGAAAACCGTCTCCAACCGGTTGTTGTTTTCCTTGGGATCAATCATGGGCCCAAACATGTCCGCAATTTGCTTGACGATCTTGAGCACGGCATCAAACGCGCCTCGCGCCCCGGCGACGATCGCCGCAAAATCAAACGCCTTGAAGAACGATTCCGCAATAGACCGGGTCATCTCCTCCATCGCCACCTTGGCCCGCATGAGTTGGCCCTGAAGGGTCCCTTCCATGCGCTGCTGCGCCTCCAGCACGGCTGGGGATTGCGCCGCGTCCTTCATCGCCCGGGCTGCCTGACTGGCCAAGATCGTCTGATCCTTGACCGCGGCCATCGCCTCCGCCGCGGACACCGCTTGCCCGCTGGTCCTGGCCAATTGGTCCGCCAGTGCCTGATACACCGGCAAACCCTTGGCCTCCAGTTCGTCGATGGTCTGGGTTGTGGCCATTGTCTGGCCCATCAAAGACTTGTAAGCGCCAGTCAGGAACGCCATGCCACCAGTCCCAAGGGCCTCCGCAGCCCGGGAGAACTGGTTGATGGTTCCGGTGGAGGCATCCGCGGAGAACCCCGCTTCCTGAAGATCTGAAAACGACTTGGCCAATTCACCGAACGAAATTCCCGATTGCATGGAGATCACGCGCAAATACTTCATCGAGGTCTGCGCCTTGTCCCAGCCACCGGCCAGCAGGGAGGCGCGCGCAGTCAAGGATTCCATCTGGGAACCCAGTTCGACGAAGCCGGAAACCAGAGAGTAGATGCCATTGACAGCGGTAACGGCGAGGAACCCGCCCGCGGCGATCTCCGTGAAGAATCCGCCGCCACCACCGCCACCAGATACCTTCTTGCTGGTCTCCTCCGCCTTCTTGCCGGTGGCGTCCAGGGATTCCGAGATTTTCTTGAGGTACTGCTCCATCCGGGCCATGCCGGAGATGGCGCCTTGGCCATCAAAACCGATCTGAACATTAACCCGGCTTAGGCTGGCCATCCACAGGTCTCCCACCCAGCGCGACCAGCCGTTGACGGATCCGGTCCATCGCCTGTTCCTCGGTCTCAGGCTCTTTCTCGCCCCCGCCGTAGTCCGGCAGGAAATCTCCCAGCCTCGCCTCCTTGCACCACGGCGCCGCCGCGCTCCATGCCACAATAGCCGCGGACAAGTCCGATCGGTAAGGTCCCCACGGTTCCACTTTCAGCAGGGCCATCCACTCGGACAATTCAGCCGACCCCATCCGCTGGCCCAACTCGCCAACGGTCATCCCCAGCGTCGCCGCCAGGGCGAACATTACTCGGCGGATGGGGTTTTGTCGGAGTTTTTTTCCAGATCCTCGACATCGCTGGGACCGATGCGGTTTAGCTTGCAGGCCGCATCGAACAAACGATCAACACCCGCCACCGGCAGGGCGGCGATGGTGTCGATCTGGTTGTCCTGGAATGCCCTGACTCCGGACTCATCACACACGGTCAGCACCAGGAACCGCGCCCGGAAGTTCTGATACAGTTTGGCACTGCCGCGGTTCAGAGCCTGCTGCCCCTCGAACTTATCCCGCTCACCAGCCAGCAACTCGCGGACATGAATATCCATGTTCCATTCCGGGACATGGACCTTCTCCACCCGAGGTTTTCCTGCCGCCGCGACAATCTGTTCCGCCAACCCCATATCATCCCCCTCCTATCGACAAAATCAGTTTGTAACCCGCAATGTGACCGTGTAACGGATCGGATCGGTGCCATCACGGGTTGATCCGCCGTCCTCGATGCTTTCGATGTAACCGGTGTAGGTGCAGATCGCCGTGGTATTGTCGAACGACCCGGGGTAGTTCACCTTGATCGTCACCTTCTGGTTGCTGGACCACTTGGTTTCCAGCGTTGTGCGCTGGTTTGTGGCGATGGTGTCATCCGTCAGATGGAACACAAAAGCGACAGTACCAAGCGCCTTCTTGTCAATGGGCTTGAATTTTTCTTCGGTATCGCCAAGGCCATCAATCCGCGCCATGGGCTTGGAGCGGGTGTTGCCGTTGACATCAACGAGATCGGTGAGAGTGGTGGCGCTCCCGGACGGTTCGTCCTTAATGGTCGCCGTGGTGCCCTGAGGAAATACCGGATCAGGCATGTTTAGGCCTCCTTGAATGTGCCAATGAGATCCACATCGACCGTGCGAACCGCTTCATCGCTGCCATCACCAAGGAATTCAGCGGATCCGGTTTCGTCCTCTATATTCCATTGAAATATAGTGGCGGTGCCGACCGATTGCCGGCCCGGCGATGACCTGATCCGGTCGCCCAGCCATTTGGCCGCAACCTGCGCCTCCGACCGGCTCATGCTGCATACGGTGAACTGGACGCGCTCCGTCTGCGCCGTTGTGGTGCCGTTGAGCAAGCCCACCGCCGTACGGGAAACCCCGGTGTAAACCACATAGGGCATCGTCGTACCAACAGGGGCGATGTCGGGGTGAATGCCCCCGGGGATCGCCGCGGCATAGCCTGTCTGGCCCGTCCAGAACTCACGGGCGATCCGGCCCAACGCGCTCATGATTCACCTCCGAGTGGGGCCGTCCCACGCCTGGACATCAGCTTGTCCAACTCCTCCTGCAACACCGTGGCGGTCAGGGACTCGATCTTCCCCTTCACCTCGTCATAGCTGGGACGCGTAAAGGGCCTCGCCTTGGCCCGCCCCACCACCTTGCCGCGGATCACCACCACATGACCCCGCTCGACCAAGTGCGCGTACTTGCTGGGGATCACATCGATGGTCTTCTTGGTCCACGGGCTCCACGCCTTGGTAATGAACCCGTCCGTCTTTCGCCGCGGGCCAGCCATGGCGTAAACCGCGCCCGTCTGGCGATGAATGCCCACCTTGCTGCCAAGGGACTTCCGTAGCATTCCTGTACGCCCTGCTTCTAGGACGGCGTTGAAATACTGCTTGGGTTTTCTCTTAGTCCGGTCGCCACGAAGGAACCGGCCCGCCGAACGCACCGCGGACTTGTAGACTCCCTTGATTGCCATGCCGAGGATGGCGACCCGGGTCTTCCTCCGGCGCTTTCCGCCTTTTGGCGGGAACAGCGACTCCATCAGGGTGGCTTTTGGGTTTTTCCGTGCCCTTGGCTTGCGTGGCTTGAATGATCTCAGCCTGGACTTGAGGGACTTCACCAGCGCCTTGACATAGTCCCGACCGGCTTCAAAAACAGTCGCTCTTCGGCGCTGCTTGATCTTCTTCCCCTTCTTCGGGACTTTGGTCCGCATCACCTGCAAAACTAAGGTGTTTGCCTTCCTACCGGCTCGCTTCAGGGATGAGTTGATCTCTTTCGGAAACTGCTGGAGCTTCCCCATGAGCTCCTGCATGCCGTCAACGGAGACACGGAAGGCCCAGTTCCCCATGGGTCACCCCGTCCGCTCAGTGGCCTCGATCTCCAGCCACTCATGCCGCTCATCCGGGTCAACCACCGACTGGAAATTCAACACCCGCGACCCGTAAAGGGCCCGATGGGTCGAGTAGATGCCCGCGGTGTAGCGGATGATGATCCGGTGAACCCGTTCCTGCTGCTGCTCATCACCCACGGAAGGCTCCGACCCACCCGTGGGGACGATCTGCGCCCAGACGGTTGCGTAGGTTGTCCACCCGCGGGTTGGCTGACCATAAGAATCAACCGTGTCCGTTGGCTGTTGCAGGCTGATGCGCTTGGTGAGTTTCCCCGCGGGAGGCATCACAAGCCTCCATCGTGGTACATCGACAAGATAGATTCGACCGCAAACGGGACTTCCGTCCCCACCACGCCCACCGCTTCCCGATTGGCGAACCAGTGCGCCGCCAACATCTTGACGCAGACCTTGAGCAACTCGGGAACATCCGTGGAGGAAGCGCCATAGCCGGCGACAAAATCCACCTCGACCGACTTGGGCCGGTTCATCTGCGTCAGGGGCCAGCCGCCATCCGCAAACAACTGCAAGCTGGGCGGGTTGTTGTCCAGGTCAAGGAAATAGTCTGTGTCTTCCACCAGCGTCTGCTGGTCGCCGTTTTCGTCGTAATAACGGATCCGTGGATAATCCACGGCGCTTACCGTCAGGGAGACCGCAGGGCTCCGCGGTAACTCGATCGGCCCCTCGGGGAATCCGTCGAAAGTCCACCGGAATGTCTGATGTATTAGTGAACGGCGGATCCTCCGCTCGACCATGTCGGTCGCCGCGGACACCAGCGCCGAGATCAGGGCGTCCTCGGTCGATCCATCAACCCTCAGGTGCAGTTTGGCATCCGAAAGAGTCACCGCCGGGTTGGCCCGGGCGGTGATAACTTTCAGGCTGAGAGTCTCGCCATAAGCCATTAACGCTTCTCCCGCTTAGCCTTGGCTTTGCTCTCGGGAGTCTCACCAGCCGGGGCCTCATCCGCAGACAGGGACAAGGCCCGGCCAGCCTGGACCAGACGGAGGCCTTCCGCCTGATCCACCTCGACAATGTCACCCGGAATCCAGGAGAACGAGTCCCCGACCATCGGTTCGATGATTTGGATTTTCATGTCAGTTCTCCTGAATTCGGGTCAACCAATTAGGCCTGCGTCAGGCGCTTGATGGCGGCAGACTGGACCACCTTGGCGTCACGGAAACCGACCACCATGAAGCCGGTCTGGTACTTCTCGGCGTACCGTTCGTTCAGGCGGATCAGTTCCAGCTGACCGACTTCACGGATGTAGTACTTGGAGAAATCACCAAAGAGGATCGTCTTGTTGGTGGTAGCAATGGTGGATGCCATGTTGTTGTTGAGGATGACAGGGTAGCCCAACAGCTTGGGCTGGTTGCCGTTGATGTAGTCGGACACCAAGGGGCGACCGGTGGAGTCTTGCAGCTTGAGCAGCGCCGCCCAGATGCTTTGATGCATCATGAAGGCGCCGTTGGGCTGGTAGGCCGCATCAACCGAGTTCACCAGACCGATGACATCGTTGATGGCGATCGCCGTGGCGGATGCCGCGGTGACGCCAGCCGAAGAACCGGTCACGATGCCCTGGGCCGCGCTGGACCCGGAACCCGTGGCGAACTCCGCAGCCTCTTTCCGGCCGACCCGCTCGCCCAGAAGGGCGCCGATTTCGCCGGCGATGTCGATGCCGCTGTCACGGAGCAACTCGTTGCTGGCCAAAACCAGCGACTCGTAACGGTAGGCGTTCAGGGTCACCTGGCCGAAGGTCAGATCCACGGCGGTAACAGCCGTGTTTTCAGAACCCTGCGCCGCGGAGTTGCTGGTGTCGTCGATCGTCGGGATCGGCAGCGCGTTGCCGGATTCAGTCCGGATCACGCGCGCCACGGAACGCAACGGGTTGAACAGGACGAGTTTCTTTTCCAACTCGGCCAAGAACCCTTGGGGGATGGTGTAACCGCCCGCGGTGTTGCTGGTCGAGTTGTCGCGCTCTTCCACGCCGCCCAAGCGGACGGTGAGGTTGTTGGAGGCGAGGTTGAGGCGGGCACGCTGGGCAGCGGCGCGGTGTTCGTCACCGGCCTGATGACCCAACAGCCAGCCGCGGAGCGCCGTCACGCGGTCCCGGTTGGCCTGCTTGTCGCCAAGGTCGCGCACGAATGCCGGAGCGGTGCGGCGGCCAGCGGAGGCGCTTTCCAGCTTCTCCATGAGACCGTTGAGGCGCTTCTCGATGCCCTCAAGGCTGGCACTGTTCTGCTGGACAGAAGGCTGGGCAACAGCGACAGCCTCAGAAGCGATGGCGTCTTCAATGGCCATCACGCGGGTGTCGAGGTCCGCCACCTGCTGGGTCAGAGTGTCCCAGGCCGCCTGCTCTTCTGGAGTCAGTTGGCGGTTTTCCTTGTTCAGTGCCTCCAGCTTCTCAACCAAGGCACGGCGTTCCGCCAGCAACTGGCGGATGGCTTCAGACTGATCCATAAAAGATCCTCCTTGAAGACTCGACGGTATCATCCGCCGTTTACGATCATCGCCCCGTCACCATGACGGAACCGATGCTTGGCAAGCCAGAGATCGCGGAGCTGCTTGCCGGATTCGTATCCGCGCAAACTCCGGACCGCCGCGCTTGTGTCGGGATAGGCCGGGATGCTGACCAGTGAGACCTCGATGAGGTCCACATCCAGCAGCGTCCGCAACCTCGAACCGTCCGCACTCCGTTCCCACCTGTCCCCATTCGGATTGAGCAAAAAACCGAACGACATCTGCGAAACATCGCCACGCTCCAGCAGCGCGCGCACATCTGCGGCATATGTTGTGTTCGGCAGATCGATCTCCACCTTCAGCCCGTGGTCATCCACCGACAGCCGGAGGGTGTTGATGCTGGTCCTGCCAAGGACCTTGGCGCTGTCATGGTCCACCAGGGCCCTGATGTCCTTCCCAGACACCAGCGACCGATCGAACGCCCGCCGGTCTACCTGCTCACGAAAACCGCCAAGGTCTTCCGAAAGCGACGGAGCAAATACTGCCGCGTAGCCCGTAACGACACCGCTGGCAGAACTGACAAGGCCACCGGCTCGACGCTCAAGGTTTCCCATGATGTCCTCCGCGGTATTGCTCCACTCGGGAGCGGTACTGGGTCGCGTCCTCAATCACCTTGGGGTTGCTGCATTGCCAACATCCCAGATGCCCGAACACGAAATGACACCGCCGGCACAACGCCACCAGATTGGAAACATCCAGCTCCAACTCAGGGCGCTCATGGAACGGCTCAATGTGGTGCGCCTCCAGCGAGTCACGGGCACCACACGCCTGACACACGCATCCGCGGAGGAACTGGTCCCGAACCCGGTCCCACGCGCCCGATCTGGGCGCACCCGCAACCCGAGGACCAAATAGTCCGCGCAGCCACTCCCACATCAGGCGACGACTCCGTTATCAGCCCCGGCGGAGGCATCGGGAGGGGGAGCGGAGACTGGGTCTCCGGTGGGGGCGACGCCAACCGCCGGGGTGGCTGATGGGGCTGAAGGCCCGGACGGCGCTTGCAGCGGTTGCATGTTCAGGGGCTGGAGATAAACATCCCCGTTCGGGACAGGAGGCATGTTCTCCTTGGCCCGGACATCATTGACCGATAGGAACCCCCAGTTCCGGCCGATGGCGTACGCCTTATAGCGCTGTTCAATGTCTGCCCTTAGAACCGAGTCGACCAAGTGTTCGGCGTAGTATTGGTCTTGTTCTTGGGGCAGCAGCAACTTGGCCCACACTTCCTGCTCGAACCTGATCAGCCAGGGGTTGAGGGTCTCCGTGAGGAACGCCAGGTTCTCCTGCTCCAGCGTGGCGTAGGTCTTGCCCCCGGAATCCCGCAGCTTGCTGGTCGGGATATTGAACCATCTGGCCACTTCGCTGATCTGGAAACTTCTTGTTTGCAGGAACTGGGCATCCTCTGGAGGTATCCCGATCGACTGCCATTGAAGCCCGTTTTCAAGGATCGCCACGCGGTGGGCATTGCTTAGGCCCGAGTGCATGGCGGTGAAGTCGCGCCGCAAACGCGCCACGGCATCATCAGACAGGTGACTGGGGGTGGTCAGGACTCCGGAGGGCTTGGCGCCACTACCAAACAGCTTGGCCCCGAAACGCTCCGCGGCCATCGCCAGACCCAACGACTCCCGCGCCATGCGGATCATCGAATAGGCTTGGATGCCGTCGCCACCAAGACCACCGAAATAAAAGACCTGATCCGCTTCCAGTTCTTGCTCGCCCAAGGTTGGGTGCTGGTAAATGTAATACGGTGCCCCGTCAGGTCGCTGACCGCAACTCATCCAGTCAGGACGCAGCAACCACAACGCCACCGCCCGACCCGTCAGGTCCCGCTCGATCTCGGCATAGCCCGCACCCCATAAAAGGGCATTTGCCGTCAAAACTTCGCGGAAGGTAAACGACGACAGGTAGCGGTTTGGTCGGTTTTTCAACAAGTTGTACAGCGGATGATCTGACGCCCGGACGCGTCCTTCACCAGATCGCCGATACAGGACCAGCGGCAACGATGCCACGCCCTCGGAAATCACCCTGGTAGCCGCCCAGACGGCAGACGATTGCAGCGCGGTGTCCTCGGTGACGATGACGCCAGCTTCCGACTCGCTACCGCCAAAGAATGACGACAGGGCCGGATCACGGAAGGACCACGCCTTCCGCTGTTCGCCACGCCACCAGCCGCGGATGTTGTCCAGTAAACCCATCTAGGCACTCCTGATACTCGAAAGTATCAGGAACACCACACGATCACGGGCGCCACGCAGAAATGCCCCACTGGTGGTAGACCGCACCCAGCCGATCAACCTCGCGCCATTGGCGCATCCAACGGAATTGAGTTGTCACCGTTGGGCCGTCGCTGGGGCATTGGTAGGAAATCTGGGACTGCTGCGCGCTGCCGACAACGACATAGTGCCCAATGTCCAGCGGCGTGATCAGGCAGATGATCGGCCGACCGCTGGCCGACAGGTTGATCAGGTCAGTCCATGCCATGGACCCCGAAAGAACCCGCAATCCGACACCACGGAGCCAAGTTTCAATCGCCCGCGGATCGGTGCCGTCCACCGGATCACACGGCAGGCTGAGATACTGTTCAAGGCTGATCCGCCGACCAAGGGCGCGCATGAGGACACGAACCGCGGTGGGCCCGCAGTCGTGATCCGCTTGCTGCCGGATGTCGGGGAGGTCGATCATAAGACCCTCAACCCGCGCCCCTCATAGACCGAGGAACCAAGCACGCCCTGCACTCTTGCCCGGGCCGTCGCCATGATCGCCGCCACGGCAAGGTCGATCTTTTCCGACGACTTCGCCTTGGACGGTCTCATGTTCCCCTGGCTGTCCGTCTCCACCACCGTGTTCCCCACGCACCATTTCAGGACCGGGTGCCCGTCGTGCCTGATCTTGTCACTCAACACCAGCGCCTCGAAATCCTTGGCCGCGGGCGACAGTGAAGCCCAACCCATGGAGAAGGCCACCACCTCCAGCCCGTCCGCTTGGAGTTGCTGCGCCAGTTGCGCCGCGTTCCAGCGGTCAATTGCCAAATCCGTGATCCTGTAGATCTTGGATAGTTCGTTGATCTTGGACCGGATCTGTTCGTAGTTGATGACCTCGCCCGCGGTCGCTTCCAAATGCCCTGACCTCGACCAGTTGTCAAAGCGGGTCTTGTTCCTGCGCTCCCGAGTCTCCAGCGCCGCCCTAGGCGCCCAGCAGAACGGCATCAACCAGATTTTCCCGTCCAGCGGGAACGCCAGCACCAGCGCCGACAGGTCCGTGGTGGAGGACAGGTCCAGCGCTGCCCAGCATTGCCGGCCGCGGAGATCCGGTATCTCGCCCTGGCATTCGTTCCATTTATCTGGAGAAATCCAACGGACGGAACCGGAGGTCCATTGGTTGAGATGCAAGCGGCGGAACGCCTGTTCTTTTCCCGGCGATTGCTTTGCCTCGGTTACCTGCTGGGCAAAATAATCAGCAAACACGGAAACGCCATAGCCCGGATTCGCTGCCCGCCAAGTCGGCTCGACCGTCCAATCAGCATCGTCACCTGCGGAATAGATTACCGGGAGGAATGTAGGGTCCGTCGCCGTACCCTCCAGCAATGACTTGGCGTAGGTGTGCAGTTCCCAGCAGAGACTTTCCCGGTCATGCCCCGCGGTCGTGATCCCAAAGGTGATCGGCTGGCGCCTTGCGCCCGTTGCGGTGGTCAGCGTATCCCATAATTCTCGGTCAGGCTGACAATGAATTTCGTCAAAAACGATCCCTGAAAGATTGAAACCGTGTTTGGTCGCTGCTTCCGCGGAAATCGCTCGGTAGCGCTGACCCTTGTTGGTGACTATTTCTTTTTTGTAGATGGTGCAGCGCTTGGACAGGGCCTCGCTCGATTGAACCATCTGCTTGGCTAGATCGAAACAGATAGACGCCTGCTCGCGGTCCGCGGCAGCGCTTACCACCTCTGCCCCCGCCTCTCCGTCCAAGAAGGTCAGGTACAGGGCCAAACCCGCGGCCAGCGTAGTCTTGCCGTTCTTCCTTGGAACCTCGACATAGCAGGTCCTGTACTGGCGTAGGCCATCAGGTCGCCGGGTGTCGAAAAGGGGCCGGATGATGTCCCGGGTTTGCCATTCGGCCAACTCAAACGACTTACCCGCTAACTCTCCCTTGCCGTGCTTGAGGTGCCGGGCGAAGAACCCCCGAACCAACTCCGAGGGCGGAAGATCCTCGGGTGGCTTTTTCTTGGCCTTCTTGGCCATCGTCGTCATCCGTCAGCCCAGCAGTTTCAGGATGGGGTCATCGATCACCGTATCCGGGGCTGGCGCCGTTGCGTCGGGCGATGAACGCCATCCCTTCCGTGCCCGGGGATTCAGGCATAGGTTGCCCAGACTGGTTCTCAGTTCCCGTTCGCTGGCGCGCAGCGCTTGATGGACAGGATGTTCCTTTAGCGTACCGGCGCCGGTGGTGATGGTTCGCGGCGCCGTCCTGGCTTCCTGCCGCAATTCCTCAACACGGACATACTGGACTGCTGCCATCGTCAATAGGGTTTCATCACCGGCAGAAATTCCAGTCCCGTTGGTTTTTTCAATTTGACTCCGTAACATCTGATAAGCCAAAATCTCTTGGCTATTCAGTGACGCTTGCGGAGTCAGTGCAACCTTGGCGCTGTCATTCCTTTTGCGCTGTCCGCGTCGTGGCATTATTTTGCCCCCTCGCTAAATAAATTGCATTTTTCGTATCTTACCAATCTTACCATATAAGTTTCTAGCAATATTACCAAGCTTACCAAACTTAACTGGCATTTTTGCGCACAAAATCTTGCGTATAAACGCTTCCGAG